GTAAAAGAAGAATACGAAATTGTAAATGAGGATGGTAGTATTGAGAAATGGAAAATGGAAAAAAGTGTGGATGAAATTAAAGGTGAAATAAATGCCGATATAAGTAAAATACACGATGAGTTAAAAGATATTATTTCAATTAGGGATGCAGCTTGGGAAAAGCTAAAGGATAAGAATTACGATTTAGTATCTCCTCCAATTGTGTAAAGTATGAGTATTCAAAAAAAATCATTAAAGGAAATTGTAGCGGATGAATATGTAAGGTGTTCAAAAGATCCTATACATTTTATGCGAAAGTATTGCATGATACAACATCCTGTTAGAGGAAAAGTTCCATTTCACTTATATGAATTTCAAGAAAAAACTTTAACTGAATTATCAAACAATAGATTTAACATTATTCTAAAATCTAGACAGACTGGTATATCAACTCTTTCTGCTGGATTTTCTTTGTGGAAAATGTTATTCAACTCAGACTTTAATGTGTTGGTTATTGCTACAAAGCAGGAAGTTGCTAAAAACCTAGTAACCAAAGTAAGGGTAATGCATGAACTTCTACCTACCTGGTTAAAGGGTGGGAGTTTAGAAGATAATAAACTTTCCCTACGATTAAAAAATGGTTCCCAAATTAAAGCAATTGCTTCTTCACCAGATGCTGGGCGTTCTGAAGCACTCTCCCTACTAATTTTTGACGAAGCGGCATTCATTGATGATATTGATGAAATATGGGCATCTGCTCAATCTACCCTTTCAACTGGTGGTAGTTGTATTGCGTTATCTACTCCTAATGGTGTGGGTAATTGGTTTCACAAAACTTGGGTAGGTGCTGAAGAAATGACAAATCCGTTTGTTCCAATTTCACTTCATTGGACATTACATCCGGAGAGAGATCAAAAATGGAGAGATGAGCAAAGTAAATTGTTGGGGGTTAAAATTGCAGCACAAGAATGTGATTGCTCATTTATTTCATCTGGTGATACTGTAATTGATCCTGATACATTGTTATTCTATAAAGAAACATATTGTAAGGAGCCTGTTGAAAAGGGATACATAGATGGAAACTTATGGAAGTGGGAATATCCAGACTTCCAAAAATCATATATGGTTGTAGCTGACGTTGCAAGAGGTGATGGAGCTGACTTTTCAACTGCTCATGTCATTGATGTAGATACTGCAACTCAGGTAGCAGAATACAGAGGTAAGTTGGAAACGAGAGATTTTGGAAACTTTTTAGTATCAATATCCACAGAATACAATGATGCTCTCCTAATAATTGAAAACGCAAACATTGGTTGGGCAGTAATTCAACAGGTGATAGATAGGGGATATAAAAACTTATTCTATATGAGTAAGGACTTGAAGTATGTAGATGTTGAGCATCAAATAACTAATAAATACAGAGCAGAAGAAAGGGGATTGGTTGCAGGATTTTCAACTACATCTAAAACACGTCCTTTAATTATATCCAAATTAGATGAATACTTTAGAGAAAGGACTGTTATAATTCGTTCTATACGATTGATAGATGAACTATTTACATTTATATTCATAAATGGTAGAGCAGAAGCAATGAGAGGATATAATGATGACTTGGTAATGGCGTTTGGAATTGGATTGTGGGTTAGGGATACCGCATTGAGATTGAGACAGCAGGGTATAAATCTAACTAAACACGCATTAGGTGGTATAGGATCGAACACTTCAATATACGATGGAATGTATGGTGGAGTTGAGATGGATGAGAACCCTTGGAAAATGAAAGTGGGTGATAGTATTGAAGATTTAACAAAATGGTTGTAGTTTTAAGTTTTTTTATATTTATAGTATAACCTAAATAACTATGAGATTACTTACTGAAAATAAAAGGGTTCGTATAAGTGAAGGATTGAATTGGCATATAACTAATAAAACTCCTTTGTATGAGAATGTATATAGATTTGGTAGTAAAAACTATTTTCGTCTTTTCAATGAAGCGAGAAAATTATATAATAAGGGGTTGTTAGAAATAAGTTCTTCAACTGATAGATGGTTAATGAAAACCGATATTGGAAAATTGGGTTTATATGAAGGTAAGTTGGTAATGTTGGATATACCAATACAGATAAACGAAGCTGAATATCAAGGTAAAGATGTTGAACTCAATAAACCAAAAAGAAGTTCGGGTCCAAAGAAATACAAAGTGTATGTAAACAACGATAAGGGAAATGTAGTAAAAGTAAACTTTGGGGATGTTAAAGGCGGATTAAGTGCAAAGATAGATGACCCGGAAGCGAGAAAGGAATTTGCAAATAGACACGATTGTAAAAGTAAAAAAGATAAAACTAAAGCAGGTTATTGGAGTTGTAATCTCCCACGCTATTGGAAAGCACTGGGTGGTAGTGATAATATGAATACTTATTGGTAATGAAAGCGTATACTGAAAGTATAAAGAGTGAATATATAATAAGAGAGTTTGATGCTAATATAGATGTTAGTGAATTAGTTTGGCATAGAGATAAAAAGGATAGAGTAGTTGAAGTGGTAAGTGGAAATGGTTGGAAGTTACCATTAGAATTGAAAGAGGGAATGGTGTTACAGATACCTAAAGAAACTTTCCATAGAATAGGTAAGGGGGATACGAAATTGGTTATAAAAATTAAAGAATAAAAAAAATGGCAGAAGAAACTGATAGAAACTTTTTTGGTAGATTAAAGAAATTATTTTCAACAACTGCAATCGTAAGGATTGATAAGGAAGGTAACCGAAAGGTTGTAGATGTTGAGGAACGTCAAACAAACACAAACCTTTTACAACTAAAAGATAGATATACCAAACTACAACGCTCTTTTTACGAAACGCATGCAGGTGCTCAATCGATGGCGTATCATCAGGTTCGTAAAGAACTATTTAGAGATTATGATGCAATGGATAATGACCCAATCATTTCTTCTGCATTGGATATATATGCGGATGAGAGTACAACTAAAAATGAGTTTGGTGATGTATTACAAATCCGCTCATCAAATGAAAATGTAAGAGAAATACTACATAACCTATTCTATGATATTATAAATATTGAATTTAATCTCTGGCCTTGGACAAGAAACATGGTAAAGTATGGTGACTTCTTTTTAGGACTGGAAATTGCAGAAGGTAAGGGAGTTATAAATGTAATACCACAATCGGTATATTATAGTGAAAGAGTTGAGGGAGGAGACCCTAACAATGCAAACTCTGTAAAGTTTAAGGTAGAGCAGGATAGAACTGGTAAACTTGAATGGGAGAACTATGAAATGGCTCACTTCCGTTTATTATCGGACACTAACTTTCTCCCATACGGTAAATCTATGATTGAAGGTGGTAGAAGGATTTGGAAGCAATTATCCCTAATGGAAGATGCGATGCTAATCCATAGAATTATGAGAGCACCTGAAAAGAGGGTATTTAAGATTGATATAGGTAATATACCACCGCAAGAAGTGGATAACTATATGCAGAAGATTGTGAATAAAATGAAGAAGGTTCCCTTTGTAAATAAAGATACCGGCGATTATAACTTAAAATATAATATGCAAAATCTAACGGAGGACTTTTATTTACCGGTTAGAGGGGGTGATAGTGGAACATCTATTGAAAACCTAACAGGATTAGAATATGCTGCAACAGAGGATATTGAATTTTTACAGAAGAAATTATTTGCAGCACTTAGAGTTCCAAAAGCGTATTTATCTTATGATGAAAATATAAATGGTAAGGCTACCCTAGCGGCAGAAGATGTAAGATTTGCAAGAACGATTGAAAGAATACAGAGAACCATCGTAAGTGAGTTGACGAAAATTGCAATAGTTCACTTAGCAGCTCAAGGGATTGATGATGCTGAAATGGTAAATTTTGATTTATCATTAACAAATGCATCTACTATATATGAGCAAGAAAAAGTAAATCTTTGGTCTGAAAAGGTAAGATTGGCAACCGATATGGCGGCATTAAAGATGTTATCTAAAGAGTGGGTTTACTCCAATGTATTTGGTATGAGTAACGATGAAATGGATGATGAGAGAGGTAAAATAGTAAATGACTTGAAGGATACATTCCGTTACAACTCTATAGAGAATGACGGTAACGATCCAGCAGCTCAACCAGAACCAACAAAAGTGGAGGAAGAGTTGGAAGAATTAAAAAGAGAAATCTCAAACAGAGGATCTGGTGGAGCTGAAGGTGGTAGACCTAGAGAAGGTAACACCTATGGTAAGGATAAACATCCGTATGGTAGAGACCCATTGGGTGATAAAGAAAACCATACAGAAAGGAAGAGAGAAAACTACAATGGAGTAAGTAATAAAAAAATAGCACGTGAATATATAAATGGAATTTCATCAAAAAAGAAAATAATTATAGAAAAAAGTAACCTTTTAGATGAAAAAAATTTGTTAGATGATGATAAAATTTAACAAACATAAAAATTATTATATTTATATGTGTTATATAGAATTCTAAAACAAAATATAGGGTAATTAAATGAAAAGAATTAAGCACTCAAAAGTGAAGAACACTGGGGTGTTATTTGAATTATTAGTAAGACAGATAACATTGGAGGTTCTAAACGGAGATAAAACGGAAAATGCAAAGAAGATTGTTAAAGAATTCTTTGCACCAGGAAAAGAGTTAAATAACGAATTACGTCTTTATGAATTATTATTAAAGGAAAAGTATAGCTCCGAAGTTAGAGCTGAAAAGTTTGTTGATACTGTATGTGAAGCATATAATAAGTTAAATCCCAATAAACTAAACAAAGAAAAATACAATTTAATAAAATCAATTAAAGAGAATTTTGACGTAGAACAA